TTTTTGAATATCCTCTTACCGGGCATCCGTCGCATGCAGCATAATCACTGGATAAAAATGTTGTAATAGTTGGATTTTCGTACACTTTCATAAGTGTTTGATTACACGCGTCTATGTCCATGCATGTCCGGCCATTATTGTCCCATTCGACCGACTGGTCGTTTGGTCGCAATCGAGATGTATATATGGCATATTTCGACATTTCAGTTTCAAATGCTGTTTTGACCTCTGGTTCCGGATACTTGAATAATATATCTAAGGAATCAAATTCCGGGTCGTTTTTTGTAAAAGTTGTAGAGTAAGAATATGCCAATTCGGGTACAGTATATTTTAATCCAGAAACAATACTGTCAAATGTATATTTTATATACCCCTGACTATATGTAGAATCGGCGCGTGTTTCTACAGTCATCGTACCTGCGTCCGAAAATAATGTACATATGTCAGTCGATTCAGTTACATTAAATCCTTTACACAATCCGTCATCATCACATAGTTTCGCACACAGTACTTGATTTGTAGGGTACTTTAAGTCGTCCAGTCTATCATCACTAGACTCTATGGGCAGTGTCCGAAGTACTGACCCATTTAAATGCTGATTTGGCAGTTTAGAATAACCGCCTTCGGTTTTGCGAACAATAGGTGCACGCCACGGACGGACCTGTTGACCGTGTAATTGTTTAGCTTCCGTCGGAATACCGAAAGAATCCCATGTCAACAGGGGTTCGACGATACCTGCACCGGTCACAGGTATTGACACCGATGTGGGGTATGTAAAATGTGTAGCATCTACGACGGTCACGGATGTACTTTTTACATTATGTAAAGGAACTCCCGTCTCTGATATTTTTACATAATCACCGGTCGTAAGTAAATGCGGTACGGTCGTCGTGACTGTCGCGAGTGTTCCGCTCCCCGAAATGGATGCAATCGAGACATTAGGGTCTGTAGGAATTTTCGGATTTTTGATAGCAACGAGTCTGGGGCGTTCAGTAGTTTCAATCGATTCGTATACACCCTCTGGGACCTTCACTGAAGTAAGTGTGCCGCTATCAGTTATCTCTGCGGTGACAAGATTACATGTATCGGTCCCGTCACAATCTCTAAGTGTTTGTTTTAGAGATTCGGGAAGTTGTTCATCAATTACGTCAACATTTACTACTGGTGCGGGCGGCTCGTAATACAAACTACTGATATCTTTTGTCGACGCAGCCTGTAACGAATCATCTAATGAACCCATCGGAATAACGACATCGCTATAACTGGGGGGAGGAGTTGCCATCCCCCCTTATTCATTCCGGGATATTAAACTCCGTGAGAAGTTCATTCAGGCAGTGGTAGTACCGGGCAAGGTCCTTCTCGAACCGTTTCGTCTTGTGTTCACCTTGGGCGTACAGCCACGCCAGGTTCGCCTTGGAGTACTTGGTGCGAGTTTGGTTCTCGGTCGGTCGACGGCCTCTCTGTTGTTTCGGGACGGCTGTCACTGGCACGGGGACGTAACTCAGGGCTTGCATACACGTGTCGGCCAGGTCATCCTTCTTTTTGTGCTTGTCGAACACCAGGAGCCATTCCGGCTGAGTCTCTTCGAGAAACAGGCGACACCGGTCGATCGACGCTTTTTTACGTTCGAGGTAGCGTGCTCGGCCTGGACCAGACACGTCTGGTACTTTGTGCCGAGCGTCATAAATAATAACATCCTGGTCGTGACAGAGAAAGTAGGCGTGTAAAAAATGTTCGACCGATTTGATCGTACGGTTCTTGTCCGGCTGTTTCTCGATGAGGACCGTCCGGGCTGTCGTACACCACGGTTTCGCATCGAGGTGCCGTTTCATCGAAAGGAACAGACCGTCGGCGTGTTGGGCCGGTACGCCGCTGACGTCCCACTGTTGAATCCGGCGCGTTCCGGGATCCATGAGACACATCGCAAGGTTCTTTATGCCTACATCGATCGACAATAAAGACATAACTTGTAAATAAAGCAAGGTGTTCTTTAACATCTAATGTCACAAGAAGGTACGTGGTGTTGGTGGTGCTGCCATCCCTTTCCGGGCCAGGCGCTCCATTGTCCTTATCGGTACGACGACCGGACTAAACGGTACTCGACGACCGGTAATTTTTGTTCGTGGGAGTGTATGAAGACTTACGCGCTGGATAAAGGCGGACCGAGATCCGGCGAAATGCAAATGTACATTGCGCTGATGCGCAAACACACAAACGGAAACAAGTACACGCCGATACGGTGTGCACCGAAACGACCGACACTCAAAGTGTTCGGCGGGACGCTCACCATCGAACAGTTTAGAGACGGATCGTCGAACGTCGTCGTAACCATGCCATGGGAAACACACATCATGCCCGACTTGACACCCGTGTGCCGCGGCGCAAAGTATGTACCGGCCGCACAAACATCGGACGATACGCTCGTGCTCAAGCGCGCCAAGCCGCTCGCGCGCGCCAAAAGTACATTAGAGGCGTCGCTCGGTATAACACGTAAGACGAGATGATGCTGTTCGGTTCGTGTTGTCAGTCCGTGCCGATACCCGACCCGCCTCAGAGTTTTCCGACGTGGAAATTTGCAAACGGAACGGCTGTGAATGCCGCCTCTAAGACGGCTGCGCTCGATTTTTTGACAAGCGTCCAGACGAAAAACTTTTGGGCATCTGAAGTAGAACTGGGCATATGGGACATTCAGTTTGACGAGTACGTGACGGTCGAACGTGTCGAGGGTTTGTGTGCACCCGATGCAGTCCACGCCGCCCGATGGTACCTTCAGCTTGACGCGACGGCAAAAAAACTTCTCCGAGGCTAGTAAATGTTTAGGCGCTTGTGTGGAGGTGTGAAATGCAACGTGCCCCCCAAACTCAAAAACGCGCCTCCCAAACGCACCCGTATCAATAACGTTAAAAATTACCTCACGGGGTTCGATCCAAATTCCATCCGAATGACTAATGCGAGGGGATTCGGGGCCAACAAACGAATACTCACAGTGACTATGTATGTCGACGGACGGAAGGCCGGTAACGCGGCTATAGAGATTGGTCCGTCCAATGTTGAATTCAACTGGGGAGGAACTAATAATAAATTTAGAGGACAGCAAATAGGGAGAATTCTCCGCGCTCTCCTTACGAAGGCGGTTATAAACAAGGGTAAATACAACAACATACAACATAAGGGTACTAACATGGGGCAGAGATCGAGTTCCCGTCAAGGGGGAAACGCGAGACCGACAAGCACATGGATTCTTCAGGAGCAATTAGGGTTTAGACCAAATCCAGTCGCTCCGATGTCAATGTCAGAGTTTAGAAGAGGTAATAATATTTCACGTATTAATAAAACTCTGAATAATTACAAAAAAGGTGTGATCGGACCTAAAAAAAACTCCTCCAAGGGTCCGTAAGGGTCGTCTTAATTACCAGACTGGCCAAAAAACTTCTCCAAGGCTACTAAGTATGGTATCTCGGCGTGAAGCTCTCGCGTCCCAACTCGCGTCGAGACGCTCCCGTCTCCTGGCCGTAGCTAAACGTCGTGCGCCCGTCCGGCGTAACAAGACGAGCTACGCGAACCGTAAGGGTCGTCCGATATATCAGACGACCCGGATCACGTACGTAGTCATGGACGGTCCGCGCGTTCTTTATGGTCGCAAGGCACACCGGCCACGCGCTCTTCTTCACCGGGCGCCTTACCAGATTCGTCCTCTAAAATACTAAAGCCCTTTGTTTTTGAGTCGGGCGTGAAGGTGGTGCGTCGTACTGCGTCACCCAGAGCGCCCCTATGTGCGCCCGCCACGTAATACACAACTTGTCAAGCATCTTCCGACAAATGACACACGGAAGGGATATACCGGGTTCACCGTCACGTCTCGTACGCGCGACGGTGAACACGCCATGTTTTCTGTGAATCCAGTGTGAGAAGCGCGCCGGTGCAACCCCTGCCCGGCGCGCCTGTTCACGCAAAAACCCAATGAGACGCCGTTCGGCACAACAGTGACACGTGTTGCCGACGGTTACGCACGCAGTGGCGCATATAATCATAGTTATACCGGGCACGTATTTCTTAGACCAACGATCATTGCAGCCGCGATTATGAACCACCCGGGCAGATTGATTTCGAGTCGGATCAGAGGCCATGAAGGCCGGAGAGCCTCGATCACGTCCTCGGTCGTCACAGATGATGCGTCGTCCGTGCACTCGCACTTTACTGGGTCGTTCTCGGTGCACTTGGTCTCCATTTTCTACTGTGAAAGTGTGTCACATGTTTAAGCCTCCTCGGCCGCCTCGGCATCCTCCTTGGGCGTGTACACCATACGTGCCACCTTGAGCGCGTGCGCCTTGGCAACCTTCTCTGAAACCTTATGCGCCTTGGTCGTCTCGACGGCCGCGTCAAACACGCTCTTGTATACGGCAGTCTGCTCGAAAAGCTCGTTAAGCTCGTCGCGCAGATTCTTGACAGACTGCTTCGCCTCAGTCTCGTTCTCGAGGAGCAGGTGGATCTTGGACGTCAGACCGGATGCCATTTTACATACCGACGACCCAAGTTTTTAAGTTGTGTCTGCGGCGCTAGACATGGCTCACCACCAAAAGCACCAACAAAATCAATGGCCGCCACCCACCCTCTCCGTGACTATGCGATGCAGCAGTTTGCCTCCATTCTCTCGGCCGAGGCTCAGTACAAAAACGCCGAAAAGTCTGTCTTTACGTGGGCGGTCCAGCAAACCAAGCGTCTCGGCCAGGCGCCTTCGTGGGAAAACCGTGATTTCCGCTGGCGGTACAAGCACCGCGTCCAGTCTGTCATGTTTAACCTGCGCAAAAGCCCAACTCTTATGGACAGTATCGAACAGAAACAGGTCAAGGCGAAGGATCTCGGGTCTATGACACCGACCCAGTTTTGGCCCGAAGGTCCTATGGGCCAAATGGAATTCAAACTCAAGACGAAGGAACTCTCGATCGAGGCTGCAAAGGCTGAACTCGACGAGGATTACGAAGGCCAGTTCAAGTGCGGCAAGTGTAAATCCAAGAAGACGACGTATTACCAGCTCCAGACCCGAAGTGCAGACGAACCCATGACGTGCTATATCACGTGCGTGGCGTGCGGACACCGGTGGAAAATGTAGAGTTTAAAGGCGCACACCCATCTCTGTACAATGGAGGTTTCTCTGACACACCAGTGTCTCTGTCGGCCGGGTTTTATGTATAAGAACATGGCCCAGCACAAGAAAACAAAAATGCACCAGGCGTGGGAAACGTCCCTCGAAGTGAAGGATGTTCGGGGCCGGTCGAAACATTTCGAGAATGAGATCGAACGACTCAGGCACACCATCGAACACAAAGAGGCGGTCGAGAAGATACTCCTGGCCCAGATTGAGCAACTTCGGGAGAGTCTTAAAAACTTGAACTGCTTGTCCACAAATGGCCAAGTCCGACCTGCTTCTTGATTCGCTCGCGCGTTTCTTTGACGACCCGAGACACCTCGAACAGCTGTCTGATATTCTGACGCACCGAAAAGGGATTTCTCTCCGGAACCTCGAATGGTTCGTGACAAACTATTCCAAAAAGCAACACGTAACGTATCAAACCCCGGCCGGCCGGTCGTTTACGGTTCACGTTGCGTACAAATCGAGCCTGGATGGCTATTCTAAAAAATTGTTCGATCCGTTTTGTCGCACGGAACGGATCGAGTTTCAGGGGTTTACGACGACGTGCGCCCAATTGAACTTTCTGAGATGGTGTATCCAGAATGGTATCATTGAGTATATGCTCACTTCAAAAGTGAACACCGGCCATCTTCAATGTGAAGCGTCGCATATCCATAATAAAACAGATTTAGGGAAAAGTTTGCAGCAATCTGTGGCGCGTACGCATCAAGAAATTTAATATCGAGATGGGTCGTCTGCGAGTTCAGGGTTGAGAAATCGAGCGCACCACCCTGATTGTATTCAGCGGGTCGTTCCGAAAAACAATACATGTACATGTTTTTGGTCGGAACAGAAAGACCGTGATCGATTGACTGTTTGAATGTATAGTACAACCCGCCCGGAAAATTAGAAAGAACGTTTTGGTTGTTCAGGTACAGAGTCGCATACTCGATCGTGTCTATGTACTTGAGCTCGACGCCGTTAAAGAATGTGACGGGTGTCGCCGCCTGAATATACTGTGTCATGTAGCCCAGTGCGTACCGCGACTCAAAGTATCGAGCATCATCAGACTCGTACTGTTTGTTACGGACGAACCATACCATCATGGTGACTGGAAAATTGGCCGTGAGATTCAGACGAACCAGACCCTCTTTATAATCCTGGGTCGCTTCTTTCCAGACGCGCGGTACTTTATATGTGAATGGCCTAGACCGAAAATACATACGTTCTTCGGGCGACAGAGTAACCTCCTCGATGAGAAGACGCGGTTGAATAATTTCTATGGGTGTCACCGAGTTTGTAATCCACTTTTGGGTATTGAATGTGAACCGGACCGAAATCGTCGAAAGAGTCAGGGCGCACAAAGGAAAAAACGGCCGAGTTCGCTTTTCGCCGTGCGTATACCGGTGGCAGAAGAAGAACTCGAGTGGAATAATCAGGTTGAGTTGGTCGGCCGCGACGACATTTGTGCCTTCGGGTGTTCCGCCGCTGATCGCCTCGTACATTCCGAGTTTTTCATCCGCGTCCAGAAACAGTTGATCACGAATGACGTACCAATCATCCGTGATTGACTCGTATGTGATACCGTCGACGAGGAATTCAACTTTGTCGATGAGTGCCCGGCCGACGAGTTCCGTGTACGTGCCGGCCGGCAAAGCACACTGGAGATACATATTTGTAAGGAGGTCACCGCCTTCGCGCGGAAAAATATCAACCTGAACTGTGTTTCCGAGATAGCCACCGACGTTCGACAGCGGAAGAGAAACACGCTGTGTCAGCGAAAACGCCGTGTGTTGCTTGACGGACCCGGGAATCCAATTGGATTGACCGCCGAACATGTATGGTTCTTGTGCACCTATGGCAGCCATGGCTGTGAGTGCACCCGTACCGGCGCCGCGATCAACAACCGTGTGGAATACGTGACGCCCTTCACTCGTCGTGACATTCGAACCGAGCTCTCTCACGCGACCTTCTGTTCCTTTAATTTTAGACGAATCGTAAAGTCGCGGATCGTAGTACGAAAAACTCGGCGCACCCGTGATGTTCGAAACGGCGACCAGATTACTTTCGACCGGTGGCGCAAGAGTCATACGTAACATGGAACTCGGTCGAATGTCAGGGTTTGGTGCATCAGACACGACAGACGCCACAGATACGAATGGGTACGAAACTGCGGGCGGACCCGGGCTTATGAGCGCGTCCGAATATACATTTGCGGTGTATTCCGTGACGGTGACATTACCGTACACACCGGTGAGACCCTGGACCGACCAACCTTTGGCCACGTTCAGACCGGGTGTCGCCTCGGTCAGATATACATTAAATGTACCGGCCGTAGGGTCGAACGCCGGCGTGTAAAACCCCATCGTGGACGTTGTCGTCGGCGGGTACACGACGAGGCGAGACCCGCCGTCGAGTTGATTGAGCACGTCGTTCTTGTACGCCTGGGTAGCCAGTTCGCGCGTCGCGTCGTCGCGCCCAACCTGGTACGCGGCTCTGAATTTTTTGTACACCGGCAGAAGGTATTTGAACGGAGGAGGTGTATCGCCCACCGTGAGAAGAAGTGCGACCCGTCGTGAAAATTCAGAAACGAGCATATCCAGAACAGGCTGGACGGGCGTACCTTCAAGTACTGCTTGCTGAACGGCCGCGACATCTATGTACTTGGCAATCATGGGCATGTACCCAATCATCTGAATCGTCTGATCCATCGGATCGATCGTCTTTTGGAACCGACGAAGTTCGGCCAGGACATCATTTAAAGAGACGGGTGTGTGTACCGGCGGAATGATCGTATCGATCCGGGTCACCAAGGCGGCGAGCCCGGTCGTAAAGGCTGACAGACTTTCGAGCGTCTGGAGCGCTTGGACTTGTACATTCACTTCTTGGGGAACCGGATCTCTGAACTGTGTTTTCATAAACACAAGGTAGTTCTCGTCGGATATATCCGGCGGACGAGCCTGTCGCGGAACATTGTTGGCCAAGTTTCTCAGTTGTAACAGCGAAAGCACCATTCTCTACAGGTTATTCAGATTTTGTTTCCATAGTTCGGGCACACTGGTCGCCGCGAGCGTATCACGTTCGGTCGTCTTCTGCTGACAGGCCGCGACGAGTTTCTGAACTTCTTCGCGCGAATATTGAACCGTGCGAATGTCGAGCAGCTTCGGCCACGTGTCCTCCGCAAACTTGAATGACCGGAGCTGGTCGTCAATCTGGGCCCGAGGGACATTAAACACCTTCAGGCGCTGGCCGATCACATTGTCGATGAATCGCGCCTTTTCGGAAAGCCATTCTATTTCGGACCCGAGACACTTGAGCATGTAGGCGCGCCGCCGAGCGTAGACGCGCGTACGGATTTCGAGATAATCAACCAGAATCTCTTCCGGCGAATTGTATTTTTTGATCGCACCGGTCGGACCGACGAGATACATGTTCGAGGTGTGGACCGTCCGCGTGAGGTTGAGCGCTTCGAGCGGACCCCATACGCGAAAGTCGGCTTTTGTTTCGGTCGAATGATTCTCGTACTTTGTGACCGTCCCCTTTTCGACCAGGTCGTCGAGCGTCTCTTTGAAATCCTGAATCCATCGCCCGGGTGGAAGTTCAGTCACGTGAACGACCCCACCGGACACTTCGGTCGTACCGTTGAGAACCCATGCGTGTTCGCTCTTGCGCGTGACCGTCCCGGTAAATCCTTCAAAATATGGAACCATTGGAATCATCGCCGTGCCGTCGAGCGCGCGACGAATATTCTCCTTGAGAACCTTGATATTGTACGGAGGCACGTAGCACGAAAAACCCGTCCCGATACCCTCTGCGCCGTTGATCAGAACAGTCGGCACAACTGGTGCATACCACTCTGGCTCGACCGTCTGTCCATCCTCCTTGACGTAGCGCAGAACCGGGTCGTCATCGGCACAAAACAACGCTCGGGTCTTTTCAGCCAGGCGCGTAAAGATGTACCTGGGACTTGCCGAATCCTTTCCGCCCATGAGTCGCGTACCAAACTGACCGCTCGGTACGAGCAACGGCACATTGTTCGACCCGACAAAGTTTTGGGCCAAGCCGACGATCGTTCCTTGGAGACTCGCCTCGCCGTGATGGTACGCCGTGTGTTCGGCGACATAGCCGGCGAGCTGCGCAACCTTCATATCGGATGTCAGGTTACGTTTGAGACACGCGTAGAGAACCTTACGTTGACTGGGTTTGAGTCCGTCGGCGACGTGCGGAATACTTCTGTGAATGTCCTCGACCG